TTGCTTCGTGCTTCTTGAAGATTGCGACTCACCTGTCTTATCGTCCCAACTTCATCAATTACATGTTTAAGGAAGACATGATCAGTGATGGTGTTGAAAACTGTGTGCAGTATATCGACAACTTTGATCCTGAGAAGTCTAAGAATCCGTTTGCATATTTCACCCAGATCATTTATTACGCCTTCCTCCGTCGCATTGCTAAAGAGAAGCGTCAGATGGACATCCGTGATAAGATCATTGAGAAGAGTGGTTATGATCAGGTCTTCCATAGTGACTCTGATGATAATCATTCCGACATGAATTCGATTAAGAGTCGGATCGAAACCAACATGAGGTATTGATGAATAGCAAACTGAGTCACTCCTTCGGTGGCACTGTCGAAACAAACATCCCTGAAGACGCAGAGTGGATTGACGACTCCTTTTATATTAAGAAAACAAGATTTGGTCTCTACACCTCTATTCTAAAAGATCCCCTAGGGCAGCACTTTATTACTGGTGCCACATATGACGGAGTGTTACAAATTTCACGTTGGCATTTGAAATGCTTGCAAGAGGGTAATTTAGACGACTATACTAGAGTGGTAAATACTGGAGTAGTTGGGGGCAAACTCTAATGGCATACATCTCAGAGCATTACATACAAAATTACTGGAGAGGTGATAACAGTCAAGTCCGTGCAGAAAAGTTGCTTGGAGAAGCAGCAGAAATGCTTAACGCTAGACTCATAAAGTCTAATGTGGTAGAATCTAATGGTAAGCAAGTGAAAACACGTTTTGTGATCGAATATGAATGTCCTCCTGATAACTGATCAACACTTCGGTGTCCGTAATGATAACCAGCACTTCGTAAAGAAGTATCAGGAGTTTTATGCCAATACAGTTTTGCCTGCTATCGATAAAGCAGGCATTACACATGTGATTTGTCTGGGTGATACCTTTGACAAACGCAAGAGTATTAACTTTGCATCTTTAGATGCAGCAAAGGATATGTGGTTTACCCCACTAGCAGAGCGTGGTATCAAAATGACTATGCTCTGTGGTAACCATGACATCTACTACAAGAATACTTTGAAGATCAACGCACCTAACCTTCTGTTGGGTGAGTATGGTAATATTGATGTCATCGATGAACCTAGTGAGATTCTTGTGGATGGACGCAAGATGCTTCTTCTTCCTTGGATCTGTGATGACAATAGAGAGCAAGCGTGGAAGATGGTGGAAGAAACTGATGCTTCTATCTGCCTGGGTCACCTTGAGTTGAATGGGTTTGAAGCAATCCCTGGTCACCATATGGAGCACGGTGATGATCCGTCACTCTTCAGTAAGTTTGATCTAGTATGCTCTGGGCACTTCCACATGAAGAGTCGTAAAAACCAGATAAACTATTTGGGTAATCCCTACCAACTCTTCTGGAATGACTATAAGCAGAAGAGGGGGTTTCATATCCTAAATACTGATACTTTGGATATGGGTTTCTTTAAGAATCCCTACAACATTTTCAATAAAATCTACTATAATGATGAGACATACCTGAGTGACAAAGACCTCAAGAAACTTGAGGGATCATTTGTTAAACTGGTAGTTGAATCAAAGGAAGATCAAGTTAAGTTTGATAAGGTAGTTAGAATTCTGCAGGGAGCAAACCTCGCTGATCTTAAGATCATCGAAGATCTCTCTTTCGATCTGGAAGAAGTTGATAACGATATTGAGATTGAAGATACTCTGACCATCTTGGAGACATGTGTCTCTGACTTTGATAATAAGGATCAGATTTTTGGGATTCTTAAGTCCCTATACTTAGAAGCACTAGAGGTCTAGTATGTTTGTCTTGGTTGACGAAAGCAGTGGCGGTGTATATGCCGTGAGAGATGACGAAACAATTAATCGTGTCGTCCAGATCTTCGTTGACAAAGATGACGCTACGAGGTATTATGATATGCTTATTGCTAGTGACTACAAACGAGAGTTAACGGTCACTGAAGTAGAAGAAAATGCAGTAAAAGAAAACTGTAAAAATTACGGTTATAAATTTGCTGTTATACAACCAGATGATTTTGTTATCCCGCCACCACAAACATGATTGTATTTGAGAAGATCCGTTGGAAGAATTTCCTGTCCACTGGTAATGCATTTACCGAGGTCACAATCAATGATTCTCCCAACCACCTCATTATAGGATCAAACGGTGCAGGTAAATCAACTCTTCTCGATGCATTGTGTTTCGGTTTATTCAATAAACCCTTTCGTAAGATAAATAAACCACAACTAGCCAATAGTATTAACGAGCGCGAATGCGTTGTTGAAATTGAGTTTTCTATTGGTAGCGTTGGATATAAGATTGTCCGTGGCATCAAACCAGGCATCTTCGAGATTTATCGTAACGGGGCGCTGATCGATCAAGATGCAGCAAATAAAGACTACCAGAAATATCTGGAGCAATCGATTCTCAAATTTAACTTCAAGTCTTTTACTCAGGTTGTTATTCTGGGAAGTAGCACTTTTGTTCCTTTCATGCAACTTCCTGCTGCTCATCGAAGAGAAGTTATCGAAGATCTCTTGGATATTCAAATCTTCTCACGAATGAATGTCCTTCTCAAGGACCGTGTTAAGGATGTCAAAGAGACAGTCAAGAATTGTGAGCATGAGTATAACCTGCACGAATCGCAGGTAAACATTCAGAGATCTTCATGTCTCAATCTGCAGAAGATGAATAAAGAATACATCAGCAAACTGCAGACATCTTTCAACGCTAACGAAGAGCAACAGACTATTAACCTCAGAAGAGTTAGTGAAGCACAAGAGGAAATCAACATCCTCACAGAAGAAGTTGCTGCCTATCAATTCACTGAGAAGAAGTATGATCAACTCCGTGACATGCGAGTTAAGATTCAACAGAATTTTGACAAGGCACAAAAAGAAATTGCTTTCTATGCTGACAACGATACCTGTCCTACATGCTCTCAGGGACTGACTGAGGATGTAAAGAAGTCTAAGACTGCACTTGCTGAGGATAGACTGGTTAAACTAGGAGGTGGTATCACTGAAATCGGTGGTGAAATCAAGAAAGTCACTGACAATCTTAAGAATTATCAGTTGATGATGAAGCAAATCAACGAATTGCAGTATGAAATCACCACTTTGCAGAAGCAAAATGGTAAGATGCTCAAGGAAAACTCTCAAATCATTGCACAAGTCAATGAAGATCGTCCTGACATCACCAAAGAAGAGGAGAAACTACAGCAATTTGAGAGTGAGTTGCAAGAAACTGCTGAGAGATGTGCAAAAGTCAACCAAGATGCTACAAATCTTTTGATGGTCTCAAGTCTACTCAAAGATACTGGTATCAAATCCAAGATCATTAGTAGGTTTATCCCTGTAATCAACAAGCAAATCAATAAATATTTGCAGAGTATGGACTTCTTTGTCAACTTTACCCTTGACGAAGGATTCAATGAGATTATCAAGTCTCGATATCGCGATGAGTTTTCTTATGCTTCTTTCTCAGAAGGTGAGAAACAAAAGATTGATCTCGCACTCCTCTTCACCTGGCGTGACATTGCTAAGATGAAGAATTCTGCCTCTACGAATCTTCTGATTCTTGATGAGGTATTCGATTCTTCCCTAGACTCCACTGCCACTGACGAGTTGATGAAGATCCTGAAGGGGCTTGACAAGCATACTAACCTATTTGTGATCTCACACAAGGGCGAGGTCCTACTGGATAAGTTTGACACCACCCTTCAGTTTGAGAAAGTTAACGACTTCTCTAAACTTCAGACCGATGCAACTCCCTAACTGGCAACACCACAGCAAGAAGGATCAGAAGCGCCACCTCAAGCCGCAAGCGATGCGAGCGAGGAAGGAGGCACTGCGCCACTTCAAAAAGCGTCACAGCAAGACCTCCGATCCTCGTCGGGGGTCTTATAGTATATGCATACAAGCAACGGTCACATGTTTCAAAACGAAGTCAAGGGACAACTCGCCAAACTGCTCGCTACCGAAAATCTGACGATCGAGCACAAAGTTTGTGAGACTGCTTCCTTCAACGTGGAGACTCGCACTCTGATCCTGCCCATCTGGGAGGTCAAGGACCGCACCTATACCATGCTCGTGGGTCATGAAGTTGGTCATGCTCTCTACACACCCAACGATGACTCTCTAGATAACCTTCCTTGTCCTAAATCCTATGTCAATGTGACTGAGGATGCTCGCATTGAGAAGTTGATGAAGCGTAAGTTTCCTGGTCTAACCAAAGACTTCTATGCTGGGTATCAGGACTTGCATTCTCGTGATTTCTTCTCTGTCAAAGATGAAGATCTCACTACCATGAAGTTAATCGACCGTATCAATCTTTATTATAAGGTTGGAGCACATCTGATGCTGCCCTTTGATGCCTCTGAGACGCCTCTGTGTGACGCTGTAGGCGCTGCTGAAACATTTGAGGAAGCGATTGCTGCTGCCCTTGCTATTTTTCAGTTTGAGAAGCAGAAGCGGGAGCAAGAGCAGCACCTTACTCCTCTGTCTAACAAAGACACTGGTGATACTTCTATCGAGAAGTCTCCTGGTAACGATGCTGAGCAAGCACAAGACACTTCTGATGATTCTGAGCAACCTGGCGAAGAAGAAAGCAATGAGCAGGGTGAAAACTTTCCTGACGGCGGATCTCCCATCGATGATCTTGAGTCTGAGACCGACGCTGCTTTGACAGACAAACTCAAAGAGATCACTAACAAGTGGCAAGCAAGCGAAACTCATTATCTCACTGTAAATACTCCTGATCTGGATTATCACATCATTCCCACTCAGCGTCTGATCACTAGCTGTGAGGAATACTGGGAAGAAGTTGATGGTAGCGACATCTTGAAGACTGATTGGTCTTTTATTGACAATGAGTATCGTAAATTCAAGCGTGAGTGCTCTCGTGAGGTCAATTATCTTTCTAAAGAGTTTGAGTTGAAGAAGTCTGCTGCTGCATACGCTCGGGAGTCAATCTCTCGCACTGGTGTGCTTGATACTAAGAAACTTCATACCTACAAATTCAATGAAGATCTCTTCAAAAAAGTCACTGTCCGTCCTGATGGCAAGAATCATGGTCTGATCTTCCTGCTTGACTGGTCTGGATCAATGGCAGAGACTATCCATGATACTTACAAGCAACTTCTGTCTCTCTGCCTCTTCTGCCGCAAGACTGGCATTCCTTTTGATGTCTATGCTTTCGTCAACGATGGTTTGCACGTCCCTGCAGATTATAACCTTGAGGAATTCAGGATAAAAAATGCTATCCACGATGGATTTTGTATTGATGCACACTTCTTCATGCTGAAAATGCTGAGCAGTGATCTCAACAATGCTACCTTCGACAAGATGGCAATGTATATCTGGCGCAATTCCTTCCACTATGATGTGCATTATGGTCAGCAACGTAACAACTGGGATCTGCGGAGTACTTGCCCAAACGCTCTACCTCACTGTCTGCACCTGTCTGGCACTCCTCTAAATGAAGCGATCGTTTGCCTACAAGGTTTGATTCCTCAATTCCAAAGCAAGCACAATGTTGAAAAAGTCCACGTCAACATTCTTACTGATGGTGAGGCACAGTGGTCTCGTCAGTGGGTGATCCGTAAATACAACGACAGTGACATCCCTCTTATCACTATCATCCGTGATCGTGTTACGCTTCGTTGCAAGAAGACTGGCAACACCTACAACACAAGTTATAACGGTATGACGGGACAACTCCTCCGTTACATGAAGGGTCGCTTCCCTCAGTGTAACTTCCTTGGATTCCGTATCGGACCTGCTCGCGACCTTACCTCAATGCTGCAATACAGTCACCTGTCTGCTGATGATCAGCGTAAGACTAAGAAGATTTTCAATCGTGACAAAAGTGTTGCAATTAAGATCAATGGTTATCAGGAGATGTATTTTATTAATGCTAAGAATCTAAATATTGATTCTGAGTTTGCTGTTGAGATTGACGCAACTAACACACAGATCAAGAATGCATTCAAGAAATCTCTCAAGAGTAAGTCCAACAACAAAAAGATCCTGTCGTCCTTCATCACTCAAATTGCATGAATATCTTTGCTACGCAAGATGATCCTGTGCTGTCAGCAACTGAGTTGCCTGACAAGCACATCGTAAAGATGCCACTAGAGTGTTGTCAAATGCTCTCAGTGGTATATTCTCCCTGGTATCATGACATCGGCATTGTCCCTAAGGCAGATGGTCAACCCTATGCGACTAAGAAGGGTGCCTTTCGCAACCATCCATGCACCAAATGGGTAGCAGAATCTGATCACAACATTGCTTGGTTGCTGCAACATGGTTTGGCACTTTGTGATGAATATGCATATAGATATAACAAAGTCCATACTTGCAAAAAAAGTCTAGTCTTTGCTGGTCTCATTTATCAGCATGGTTGCCCTGAAAAACATACTCCCTTCGCTCGTGCGATGCCTGATGAGTGGAAATATGATGACTCTATCTCTACTCATGAGGCATATCAGCGTTACATCGCAAGCAAACCCTGGGTGCCAACCAACTACCTAAGGGTGCCAGATCGCAAACCGTCCTGGATTGACCGCTATGCTCTCGTAGAGGCAGTATAATTACAAGGTAATCGAGAGACACATCAATGCCTGCCAAGTCTGACCTGACCACCGAGACCCTTGTCTCCTACCTCACCAATACCCACGGTGAGCAAGTCAAGACCGAGCAATTGCTTGCTGCTGCTGACCACTTCAACGTGTCCTATCCCACTATTACCAAGCGTCTTGATTCTTACAAGTCTGGTCGTGGTAAGTGGAATCTGACTCTGACTGATGCGCGTGAGCAACTGGAGCACACTCTTGAAGTTAAGAGTATCGACTGCACTACCCAACAACGTGAGTCCTTGATCCCATCTAAAGACAAAAACTTTGTGCCTTTTGGTAACTTCTCTGATCTGAAGAAAGTTATCCAATCTCGCCACTTCTATCCAATCTTCATCACTGGTCTCTCTGGTAACGGCAAGACCTTTGGTGTGGAGCAGGCATGTGCTCAAACTGGTCGCGAGTTGATTCGCGTCAACATTACTATTGAAACTGATGAAGACGATCTTATTGGCGGTTTCCGTCTGGTTGACGGTAATACTGTGTGGCACAATGGTCCTGTCATTGAGGCTCTTGAGCGAGGATCTGTCCTCCTTCTGGATGAGATCGATTTGGCGTCCAACAAAATCCTCTGTCTCCAGTCTATTCTTGAAGGTAAGGGTGTCTTCCTGAAGAAGATCGGCAAGTATATCCAACCTTCTGATGGTTTCACTGTGGTCGCTACTGCTAACACAAAGGGTAAAGGTAGCGAAGACGGTCGCTTTATTGGCACCAACGTGCTCAACGAAGCATTCCTTGAGCGTTTCCCAATCACCTTGGAGCAAGAGTATCCTACTCAGAAAATTGAGGCAAAGATGCTCAACAACTATTGCACTGAGTTGAATTGCTGCGATGACAAGTTTATTTCTAATCTTGTCTCCTGGGCAGACATCATCCGCAAGACCTTTGCTGATGGTGGTGTTGACGAAGTGATTTCCACCCGTCGCCTGGTGCATGTCATTCGTGCCTATGGCATCTTCTCCGATCGTGTCAAGGCACTCAAGGTCTGCCTAAATCGTTTTGATGATGAAACCAAGCAATCTTTCTTGGAATTGTATGATAAGATTGATGCTGAAGTTGACATTGATATGCTTGACACCATCCTGGCTTCCTGATATTCTTTATACATAATCTATCTCATGGCAATGAAATACAGCGAAGATAAAATTCTTCAAGAGCTGCGTGATTACATCAGCAGCACCTACAGCGCCCACTACTCCTCTGGAGGAGAAGAGGGTATCCAGACCCTTGATCTAATTGAGGCGTGTGGAGACAGTGAAGCATTCTGCAGAGCAAACATTCTCAAGTATGCTTCACGTTATGATAAGAAAGGCACCGCTAGACGTGACATCATGAAGGTGCTACACTATGCTGTCCTGCTGATGCACTTCAGCGACAAAACCACTATCACTGAAACTTACAACCAGTAATTATGCAAGAAGAAGCCCGCCTTAATGTAAAACTCAGCAAGCAGACTATTGACTTCCTGCGTAACTTCAGCACGATCAATAAGTCTATCTTGATTGAGCCTGGTAAACGACTGCAAACCATGTCAGTCAATAAGAATATCATCGCTATGACTGATATTCGTGAGGGTATCCCTGAGCAAATGGCAATCTATGACCTGCCTCTCTTCCTGGGTGCTCTATCTCTCTTCAAATCTCCCACCCTCTTCTTCCCTGATAGCAAGAAAGTTGTCATCTATGACGAAGAAACCAAGGGTAAGACTACTTTCTACTACAGTGACCCTGATATCATCGTCACTCCTCCTGAATTCAACCCCAACATCCCTGGTAAGGAGATTCACTTCGATCTTCCTCAGCAGGACATGCAGCAGCTGCTGCAGGCAGCAAAAGTATATGGTGTGGAAGATCTCTGCATCTATGGTTATGGTAGTGAATACAGTGTCTGTGTTAAAGACAAGAAGAATGAGACCTCTAATGTATTCTCTCTGCCTCTGAAGAAAGTCACCTTTGATTCTGAAGGCAGTATTGACTCTACTGATTTCTGCTTCTGCTTTAAGGTTGAGAATCTGAAACTGCTTGATGGTAGTTATCATGTTTGCATCTCTAGCAAGAATATCGCAAACTTCAACTCGCTCTCCAACTCCTCTCTTGATTACTTTATTGCACTTGAGCCCAATTGATCGAAGTTATTGACGACTTTCTAACCCCATCTTACTTTGAGGAGATTCATCGTCTCCTCATTCCATCAAACTCGCGTGATTCTTAATTCAAATTATGTCTGATAAACTCTTTCTCTGGGTTGAAAAGTATCGTCCGAAAACTATCGATGAATGTATTCTCCCTGAGAGCACTAAGAAGGTCTTTGAAGGATTTCTACAGCAATCTGAAATTCCAAATCTTCTTCTTGCAGGCACGGCTGGTGTTGGCAAGACTACAATCGCGAAGGCGCTTTGCAGCCAGTTAGGCACCGATTGTCTGGTTATTAACGGATCTGATGAAGGTCGGTTTCTCGATACAGTACGAAATCAAGCGAAGGTTTTCGCTTCGACGGTATCGCTCACGTCAGAGGCAAAGCACAAGGTAATCATCATTGATGAGGCAGACAACACGACGCCTGATGTGCAACTGCTTCTTCGTGCTTGCATGGAAGAGTTTCAAAAGAATTGTCGATTCATCTTTACTTGCAACTACAAGAATAAAATCATCTCTCCACTGCACTCTCGGTGCTCTGTCATCGATTTCAGTGTCAAGGGCAAGGATAAGCAGACTATTGCCACTCATTTCTTCCGCCGTGTCAACAGTATCCTTGAGCAGGAGAATGTTGAGTATGATCCCAAGGTAGTTGCTGAGGTCGTCCAGAAGTATTTCCCTGACTTCCGTCGCACTCTTAATGAGTTGCAGCGTTACTCCTCTTCAGGTGCCATTGATGTTGGTATTCTTGGTGCCTCTAATGACATTCAGATCTCAAACCTTGCTGGTTATCTGAAGAATCGTGAGTTTACTAACATGAAGAAGTGGGTTGCTCAAAATATGGACAATGAGCCACAAGCAATCATGAGGAAGATCTATGACAATCTCTATACATATCTTAAACCTAATGCCATTCCTGAAGCGGTGCTCATCATCAGTGAATACCAGTATAAATCTGGTTTCGTTGTTGACCAAGAGATCAACATGGTGGCATTTATGACCGAATTGATGATGCGTTGTGAATACAAATGAAATACAGGACAGATTTTTTATTCCCAGTTAGATTCTTTACCTTTACAGCACCCGAAGAGTTGACGGCAGACACTCTGGAGAAGTTGCAGCATATTGAATATCGTAGTTATAACGAGCCCTATGGTGTGGGCACGAGTGATCAGTTGCATTCGCGTCCTGAGTTTCGCGAATTGCATGAGTGGTTTCAAAAATGTGTTGATACTCTTCATAGGGAGAATGGATGGCACTGTGATCGCCTTGTAGTCAATAAATCCTGGGCAAACCGTAGTGATGCTGGAAGCGGCGATCATCACTCTCCACACCGTCACCCTATGTCATTCCTTAGTGGCATCTTCTACCTCACACAGGGTCCTCCTACGGTCTTCCTGGACCCTCTGATACCCCGTGAGTGGGGTCAATTTCACCTTGATGGTGGTCCTGCATCCGAGACCCGTTGCTTCATCCATCCTGGTCCTGGTGGACTGGTCCTATTCCCCAGTTACATGGTGCATGGAAGTGTTGAGAATGAAGGTGATATAGATAGATTTACTATCGCCCTGAATACTTTCCCCTCTGGTGAAATTAACCTTGGTTCTTTTGATCGCCCCATGGCAGAGGTGTCTGTTAATGGGTGGTCGGAGTTAGGACCATTATCTCTTAGTGATGAAACATGACGTTTGGTAAAGAGGTGCATCTATTTCCTGTGGTATTGAGAGAATACCGCAATTTAGATGCACATAATCATGAAAAAATTATTGAGCACTTTAAGACTCTCCCTGCTCAGCAATCTAATCTCCCTGAAGGAGTATTTACAGGAGCACCACTTCTCCAATATACAGATCATCCAGAGACACAGTTGCTCATGGAATTCTTTGAGGACTGTCTTGGTGAATGGAGAGAAGTAAATCAACTTTACTGCGACAATCTAGATATTACTCTTGCTTGGTTTAACTACGCCCCTGCTCATAGTGGATTTGGACATCCTCTGCATAGACATCCCATGTCTTATCTGAGTGCTGTCTACTACCTGACTGATGGAGCACCAACTTATTTTGAAGACCCTTGCACTCCAAGGACTTCAGATACCCTGGACATCTTTACTCATAAAGATCTAACAAACGACTGGGGAATCAATGAAAAGATAGATGCTGAGCCAGGAAAACTAATCATTTTCCCTTCGTGGTTGAAACATTATTCTGGGAGACAGACATATGATTACGATCGATGGTCAGTGTCCTTCAATGCATTCCCGACAGGAGCAACCAATGTTGGACCTTGGGACTGTGCTCAGTTGAATGTGTCCTTGCAACATCCCAAGGTCCGTGGTAATATGGATGAGTAGAAACACTTCCTATGCTCGACTTCAGCAAATTTGACTTCCCTCAGATCTTCGGTGTTGTTAAAGCAACCGATGGCATGAAGAGTAGGCAGCACCGCACACTCCGTGCAGAGATTCAAGAGAAAGCAATGGCGAAATACAGTGGTGGTCAACTGACTTATGTTGGTGACACTGCTGTTGGTCAAGATTTTATAAGTGATCAAAGCAAACGCTATGAGTCTAAGGGGCAAGATGGTATCTTCTGCAAAACAATACCATGGACTAGACAAATTACTCTGAAAAACTTTCAGGGTAATAACATTGGTCTTCCTGATCAGACCTTCGACTACATGCTACTATGGGATACCAAGTCTTTTACAGCAGGTATTTGCACATGGGAATCATGTATGAAAAACACGACGGTAGTTTCCGATTCTGTCAAATTCAAAGTCCACTTTGATGACATTACATTCTTTTGTAAGGATGTAGTGCCAGCAGATAAGGGAGACATTGGCAAACAACTCACCACACTGATCGAATCTTTACTATGAAATACTTGAAAACACCTCTGCGATATCCTGGCGGTAAGTCTCGTGTAGCACCTATGTTGCTTGAGAAATTCCCTAGTGGCATCAAAGAATTCCGAGAGCCGTTTCTCGGTGGCGCGTCTGTAGCACTTCTGTTTTCTCAGAAGTATCCTGAAATTCCTGTATGGGTAAATGATAAGTATGAGTATCTGTATAACTTCTGGGTCACCCTCCAAGAAGATGGTGACAACCTATCTGATGTCCTTGTTGGGATCAAAGAAGAAAACAGCACGGAAGATAAAGCTAAAGAGTTATTCATCTCTGCTAAGGAAGAGATATCCAAAGCCGATCCTTTTCGCAAAGCTGTCCTTTTTTGGATTCTTAATAAGTGTAGCTACTCTGGGTTGACTGAAAACTCTTCCTTCTCTGCTTCTGCTTCATGTCAAAACTTCACCACTCGTGGTGCTAGGCACCTGAAGAGTATCTCAGAGATTATTCAGCACTGGGAGATCACAAACCTGGACTACACTGAAGTCCTACAACCTGATGGTGATGGTGTTTTCTGCTTCCTTGATCCTCCATATAAGATTGGCAGTTATCTTTACGGCACCAATGCTGAGATGCACAAGACCTTTGATCATGATGATTTCATTGCTGAGTGTAAGAAGTGTCCTAACAAATGGATGGTGACCTATAACAATGATATCGATTTGAAAGAAGGTTATGCGGGTTATAACCAAGAAGAGTTTCGTATCACTTATGGCATGAAGCATCGAGCAGATAACAAGCACAAGAAAGAATTGCTTGTCACTAACTTCACTGAATCTACACCTTTGGAGGCACTGTTTTGAGTAAGGAATACGAGATCCCTCTCAAGGATTATCTCAACAGCATCAACTTGAAGCAGGGAGATTTGACTGAAGACGAGAGAGCGATGAAGAAGTATCCTGCTTTCATTATTAACAAGTGTCTGGGGCAACATATCGACACGGTGATGTATGCTAATGCCATGAATGGTGCTCAGCATCTTGATAATGATCTACAATATTCATTTTACCTACATAGTGTTAGGAAATCCAAAAGATTTTCTCCTTGGGATAAGAAGTCGAAAGACAGTGACCTTGACCTAGTGAAAAAATACTATGGTTATAACACTGAGAATGCTCACCAAGCATTGCGAATCTTGACTAGGGAGCAACTTGAGGTTATTGAGTCTAAATTGAATACTGGAGGAAAGAGATGACTGAGGAGATCTCCTGGTCACAAGATATGATGTTAGAGGTTATGCTTAAAGAGCCTGATGACTTCCTAAAGGTGAGAGAGACCCTCACTCGCATTGGGGTTGCATCCCGTAAAGAGCGTAAACTGTATCAGTCTTGTCACATTCTGCACAAGCGTGGTAAGTATTACATTGTGCATTTCAAAGAGTTGTTTGCCTTAGATGGCAAACCCACAAACATCACCATAAATGATGTGCAACGTCGTAACCGCATTGCCAAACTCCTATCTGACTGGGGACTGGTAGAGATCAGTCGTGCTGAGGAAGCAGAAGATCTTGCACCACTCAATCAGATTAAAGTGTTGTCATTCAAAGACAAAGGAGAGTGGACTTTAGAGTCTAAGTACAATATCGGTAAGAAGAAAACTCCTGCTGAGGTATAAATAACTGAGCCTTACTCTCTACTAATGCTTGGAAAATCCAAAGCTAAAGTAGAAGAGAAAGACCATGATGAAGTTGATAAAAGTGAAGTCCTTGGTAATCTAGTGAAAGTTGTTGTCCTTATATGGTCCGCTTCTCTTCTCACGTTTAGTTACGTCAGACTACCCAACGGTCAGAAGATTCTTGACTTCGACCCTACCTTTATCGCCTCGGTTTTTTCTGGATCTTTGGCTGCCTTCGGACTGTCTCCTGCTAAAGCAGGCGGTGGTAACCCAAGTAGCAAACAAGTCGCGAAAAAAGAACCCGAAGTTGTTTCTGCTATCGAGCCAAAGAAAGATGCAAAAACTGATTAACGTCATAGCACTGCTGTCTGGTCTGACCTCTCTTGGTCTTATCGGCGGTAGTGCTTATTTGCTGTTGAATAAGGATGCCCTTATCGATCAAGCAAAGAGTGCTGCTACTAAAGCAGCAACAGAGGCAGTCGCTGGTGCCCTCCCAGGGATGCTAGATGCTTCTATGCCTAAAGTCCCTGAGTTGCCTAAGGCAACAGGTCCTGCATTACCTACAATGCCATGAAACTACCCTGGAAGTCCGATCCTGTTGTAACACCACCTACCCCCGAGGAAAACATGGAAGCACCTAAGAAGACGCGATCTTACAAAGGAGTTGCCATCGCCTTGGGCGGTCTGTTTGCTGCATCGCACATCGGACTTCTGGGTTATGTGCTCAGACCTGAGGTATCTGTCCAAGATCCTCCAACAATTAATATCCCCCGTGGTCCATACTCATCCTACAGAATCAAAGCTGGTAAGGATGGATATGAGATTGAGTATCGTGCAGACGATCCTAGAATTTTAGAATCAGAAAGATCTCTCGACCTTGACAAAGAGAAGAGAGGATTGTTTGGTGGTGGCACTGAAAGACGCCGTGAGTATCGTCGTGATGAATTCACACGAGAAGGCACGAGAAACCTAGGAGGTGCCGTGGACGGCGAGGGAAAGTCTGCAAAAGAAATAGAGTGTATAGTGGCGGACGCTGGAGCACGGTCACAAGGTGCGATGGCAGGGACCGCGATTAGTGGTGGTCTGCTTGCCCCAGCATTGATGGGTATTCCCTACATAGGTTGGTTGGCAGGTGGATGGGCACTGCTTCTAGGACAGAAAGCAGGATCTGCTATTGGATCACAAGTCGGCCAAGTATTTAATGATTGCTAATGAATTTTGAATTAACGATAGAAGATTTTACCATCATACAGAATGCACTTCATTACTATAAAAAGGTGGAAAAGTATCCTAACTTTGCACACTTTGATGGAGATCGTATAAATCAACTGCGAGATAAACTGTCAAAACAGTTATGTCCTAATACTTTTGGTGACTAAATGGATATCCCTGATATTGGTATTGGATCTACAGAAATCCGTGACATTGCTATTCCTAACTGGTTGTTAGAACCACCAGTTACTTCTATCCCCTACAGTCCTGTGACTGTTGATGTGGGTGTTCCTATCGTGGACATCCCTGGATGTGTAGAGGCACATGAATCAAATAATAAATCTAATGTTGTAGGTAATGATGATCCTAAGGGTCTCGTCACCTATTGTGATGGCAATATGCCATCTTTTTATGCACCAGAGTATAAACCCAATGAGATGACCTTCACAGGTCCTCCTGTGGTCCCTCCTAAGTTGGGTAAACCTGAGGTCCCTACTCCTAAAGTCCCTAAAACACCAGAAGTAAAACTACCAGTAAATACTATTAAGTGTCCCACAGCAGCACAACTGGCAAAGGAGCCAGTGGGATTTATCTTTGACGGCGGTAGAAAAGAAGTTACTGGTTACAAACTGGTAGGCACTCAGTGTATCCGTGAGGTCCGTGATGTGCCTATTGTTGAGCAAGCAATCAATGGAATACCCCCAGCAGGTATCGTTATGACCACTGGGGGTATTGCTGTAATTGCTACCACGTCTGCGTTACTGGCCAAACCTTTTGCAGACATCCTCCTGAAGGTAATTAAACCCGCAGTCAAGAAGGTTGTGAAAAAGATTGCTGCTATCAGGGGGAAGAAGGTGCCCGTCCTGTCGTTAAAGGAGCGCCGAGATCTCCAGCGCGAGAGGACTGAGGCGATTCGGAAGTTGAAGTCTGTTTTGAAGCCGAAGGGATAGAGTGAATGTGTGGTGCGATGGCATTCTTATTCATGACCATCACATCTGCACAGATAGCATGATATTTCGTCCCAGGTCTAAACATGATACCTTGCTGCATAAGTTGTCCACAATTTTTGAGTCTAGCGATCTCAAAGTCTAGCCTCTTATTTGCAGTCAGTTGTTGTTGTAAACCAATCTGAGTATCAACTGCTTCTTTACATTGGTCCTGTAGTTTCTTATCTAAGGGACGAGACCATGTTGCAGAGAAACCTACACCTAGGTTGTAACTATCTTTCTGTCCCGTCCTAGTATTTTTGAAGAAGAGTACGTCACCTGGGTTATCAATACGTCCATCGTCATCTGCATCTTGCACATCATATACAGGATCTAGATAGTAAGGCTCGAAGGGTTTTTGAGCACTTACACTACCTGTCACATACGGTGTAAAATTCATTGTCGGACCTTGACAACTGATCCCACCCCCATATTGGTTAGTGATATAGGGACCTTGCAAAACCTGAATGGCTTGGTTGGTCACTGAGCCTGAGCTGTTTGCAACGGGGGATGCAGTAGCAGATACACCACCAATCGTCTCAGCATTTACAGGTGACGCTACAAGAGCAGCAATTACTGCGAGAAGATACTTGTAGTGTCCGTGACGCTGGTAACCTCTGTTACTCTTTGAATAATTGTTTGTTGACTTAAACCAGGACCTTGATAAGTTTCTGTGAACTGAAACGCTGCTCCTGGTGTTGTCTGTGTAAAGGTTGGTCTGTTGTTGACGCCTGTCCATGATGATGTCACTCCATCAATAGTTACATTGTTATTTCCAGTGCTAGGAGATAGATTTCCATTAGCACTAATTCCACTCCCAGTTACTGAATACTGATATCCAGTGTTGTAGTCCATCGAATTGATGGTCTCAGTTATTTTTTGGGTTGTCTCTGTGTGGCTCGTTAAGGATCCCTGTGTGAAATTTGGGACCACGGGGACCGCCAGGGCAGGAGCAAGTGTGACACTTACACCCACCACAGACATCACAGACCAGAGTATAGTCTTTCCAAAATGGGTC